AAGCCTGAAGTGTGGGAACAGATACTACGTCCTGCACTAGCTGACCAAAAGGGTAGAGCTATCTTCATTGGTACGCCTATGGGACGTAACCACTTCTATGACTTGTATCGTCATGGTCAAGGTGATGACCCTACCTTTGAGAGCTGGCACTTCACTAGTTATGATAACAATCTACTAGACCCTGACGAGATTGAAGCAGCTAAGACTAGTATGTCTTCCTTTGCTTTCCGACAAGAGTTCCTAGCTTCCTTTGAAGCAGCTGGCGGTGCTATCTTCAGTGAGGATTGGATTCAGTTTGATACAGAAGAACCTGATGAAGGTGATTACTATATTGCAGTTGACCTTGCAGGTTTCGCCGACATAGCTAAAGCAACTACCTCCAAACAAAAGAAGTTAGACACAACATCTATCTCTATTGTTAAGTGTGGTGTTGATGGTTGGTGGGTTGATAATATCATATATGGTCGTTGGGACGTTAAGAAGACAGCAGAGAAGATCTTCCAAGCTGTTCGAGACTACCAACCACTAGCCACTGGTATAGAGAAGGGAGCATTGAAGAATGCTGTGTACCCTTACCTAACAGATTTAATGAAACAGAATCAAGCCTTCTTTCGTGTGGAAGAGTTGACTCATGGTAACAAGAGAAAGACTGATCGTATTGCTTGGGCCTTACAAGGACGCTTTGAACACGGACAGATTACTCTTAATGAAGGTGAATGGAACTCTGAGTTCTTGGATCAATTATTCCAGTTCCCTAACCACCTAGTACACGATGATTTAATAGATTCCTTGTCTTACATTGACCAGCTTGCAAAAGTTAGTTATGCGTTTGATTACGAGGAAGATGATTATGAATTTATGGATGCAGTAGCAGGATACTAATTATGTCAGAAAATGAACTACTAATTGAAGAGACAGCAGAAAGCTGGATCATGGACAAGTGTAACAACTGGCGTGATCATTTTGAATCTAACTACTCAGATAAGTTTGACGAGTACAACCGCCTATGGCGTGGTATATGGTCAGGAGCTGATAGCTTACGTTCTAGTGAACGTTCTCGTCTAATCTCTCCTGCCCTACAGCAAGCTGTTGAAAGCTCTGTAGCAGAGGTAGAGGAAGCTACGTTTGGTCGTGGCAAGTTCTTCGATATCAAAGATGATATGGATGACCAAGACAGTCGTGACATCGAATACTTACGTAACAAGTTGACTGAAGAGTTTGCACTTAACAAAACACGTAAGGCTATTGCTGAATGTATTGTTAACTCTGCTGTGTTCGGTACAGGTATTGGTGAGATTGTTCTTCAAGAGAAGACGCGTCGTAAGCCTATGCAACAGCCTGCATTAGAAGGACAGATGCAGACCTTTGGTGTTATGGAAACCCAAGAGGTTACATGTAATATACGTCCTGTACTCCCTCAGAACTTCCTTATTGACCCTACCTCAGACTCTATTGATGATGCATTGGGCGTAGCGATTGATGAATATGTTCCTGTACACCAAGTAGAGAAGTTGATTGAAGAAGGTGTATATGCAGATGAAGAACTAGATACGAGTGGTTCTCATTCGTTCTTAGAAGCTCAAGATGACATTAGCGAGTATGATGATGACCGTGTACGTTTAACAAAGTACTATGGTTTAATTCCTCGTGAGCTGTTAGATAACTATTTATATGATGAAGATGAAGAAGTAATCTCTTTATCAGAAAGCCACACAGAGAACGGTTCTTTATATGTAGAGGTTGTTGCTGTTATTGCTAATGGCGACACCATCCTCAAGCTAGAAGAGAACCCATACATGATGCAGGATCGTCCTGTCGTCGCTTTCCCTTGGGATACAGTACCTAGCCGCTTCTGGGGCCGTGGTATTTGTGAGAAAGGTTACAATAGTCAGAAGGCTTTGGACACTGAGCTACGCGCACGTATCGATGCGTTGGCTTTGACAGTGCATCCTATGATGGCAATGGACGCTTCACGTATGCCTCGTGGTGCGAAGATGGAAGTAAAACCTGGGAAGACGATACTTACCAATGGCAACCCTAATGAGATTCTGTCTCCTATGCATTTCGGTAATGTGGATAATATTACCTTCAGTCAAGCTGATCATCTTCAGCGCATGGTTCAGAACGCCACTGGCGCTATTGATAGCACAGGAATGGCTGGTGTTGTTAACGGGGATGCCGCCGCTGGTGCTATCTCTATGGGTCTTGGTGCAATAATCAAGCGCCATAAACGTACTCTCATTAACTTCCAAGAGAGTTTCCTTATTCCCTTCGTACAGGCAGCTGCATGGCGTTATATGCAGTACAATCCTGAGCAATACCCAACAAGTGACTACAAGTTTATTCCTTCTTCCTCTCTAGGTATCATTGCACGAGAGTATGAAGTAACTCAATTAGTACAATTGTTACAAACAATGTCTCCTGATACACCGATGTACCCTGAATTGGTACGTTCGATTGTTGATAATATGAATTTAGCTAACCGTGAATCATTAATTGCTAAACTAGAGGAGGCAGCTAAACCAGATCCAGTAGCTCAGGCTAATGCGGAGATGGACGTTAAACAGAAGCAAGCATATGTATCGGTACTTGAAGGACAGGCGCAGGAATCTCAAGTCAGGGCAGCCAAAATATCTGTTGAAACTGAACTCTTGCCTATGGAAGCTGAGACTGACCGCCTTAAAGTACTTACGACTAACATTCAATCAGGTGACGAGGATGAAAAAGAGTTCACTAAACGTGCTAAGGTGGCAGAGCTAGTTCTCAAGGAACGAGAGATTGCAAGTAAAGAAGCTATTGTTGACAAGCAGATGCGTGGTGAGTAAATAAGTTAAAATAATGCTTGACTTTTACAAAGGATTGTGCTATAGTCCATCATCAATCAGCGTCCTACCATAGGAGAAACGCTATGTCAACAGATATAGATAAAGAATTAGAAAGTTATTACGAATCCCTCATAGATGTCTTCATGACAGAGGGATGGAAGGTCTTACTTGAAGACTTCGGGGACTCAGAAGAGACTCTCCGTGATCTTGTAACATGTAAGACAGAGAAAGAATTGTACTATAGGCAAGGTCAGCTAGACATCATTGGAAAACTACTAAGGTTTGAAGATGGTATACGTAACTCATATGAAGATTTCTTAAATGATTCGCGTATTTGATTTTGAATGTAGTAAATGCGGTAGCATAGAAGAGAAGTATGTACGCTCCGATGATCGGACAAGCGTATGCTCTAAATGTAACCAACAATCCAATCGAAAAATGTCTGCGCCTAGGAGTAAGCTAGACCCCCACTCAGGAGACTTTGCAGGGGCTACTATCAAATGGGCAAAGCAACGCCAAAAACAGATTGAGATTGAACGAAAGCGTGAGCCTTCTTAGAAGCAACCTCACATAATATTATTCCACAATACCTTTAGGTACGGAGCACACATGGCAGAACTTTTAGATGGCAACCACGAGCCTCAACTAGCAGATGACGAGGAATATCAAAGCCTAGATACTTTACATACGGAGCCTGTTGAAGGAGATCCCGTAGAACAGGAAGATGAAGTTCCTGAGAAGTACAAAGGTAAGTCTGCTGCCGAGTTAGTTCGGATGCACCAAGAGGCTGAGAAGCTTTCAGGTCGTCAGGGTAACGAAGTAGGTGAGTTGAGAAAGCTGGTAGATGATTTTATAATGAATCAGTCCGCCGCTAAAAAACCAGAAGAGAATGTCGAGATTAGCGACTTGGATTTCTTAGAGAATCCTAACGCAACTCTTGATAAGAAGTTAGAGAATCACCCTGCACTCAAAGCAGCAGGAGAAGCAACGAAGAAGCTAGCCCAGCTTGAAGCTAAGGAAGCAATCTTTAATGCCCATCCAGACGCAATGGATATTGTCAATGACGAGAATTTCCGTACATGGGTTGAAAAGTCTAAGTCACGTACATCTAAGCTACAAAAAGCTAATGATGGTTTTGACTTCGATGCAGCTGATGATCTATTCACAACTTGGAAGGAACAGCAGGAATTAATCGGTCAAGCTAAAGCTAACACAGAACAAGAACGAAAGCGTTCATTGAAGAGTGGTAGTAATGGTTCGGCAAGAGGTTCAGGTGAATCGACTACCAAGAAGTTTCTCAAACGGTCTGAGATTTTACATATGATGCAACACGAACCTGAACGTTACCTAGCTAACAGCGATGTGATTACACAAGCTTACGCTGAAGGTAGAGTTCGATAATCTATTTTTAGGAATTAAATATTATGGCTACTGCTACTTATCCCGCCCAAGGCGGCACACAAACTAATGCAACTTCTGCATCTTTCATCCCTGAGTTATGGAGTGACGAGATCATTGCTTCTTACAAGAAGGAATTGGTTGTTGCAAACCTAGTAAACAAAATGCCTATGTCTGGTAAGAAGGGTGATACTATCTTCATCCCTAAGCCTAACCGTGGCTCTGCACATGCGAAGACTTCTGGTCAAGCTGTTACTGTCCAGAATGACACTGCCGCTCAGTTGTCTATTCTTATTGACAAGCACTTTGAATACTCTCGTATGATCGAGGACATTACTGACATCCAAGCGCAAGCTTCTATGCGTAAGTTCTACACTGGTGATGCAGGTTATGCACTATCTAAGAAGGTTGAAGACGATATCTTCTTGTTAGGTAAATCAGCTAACGGTGGTAACGGTACTACTTGGGCCAAGGCTCAGAAGCTTTCTGCTGCTGGTGCATTGTCTGATTATGCTGGTACAGGTACCAACGCATTTAACGATGCAGGTTTCCGTAACTTGATTCAACATCTTGATGATCTTGATGTGCCGATGGACGGTCGTTCTTTGACTTTACCTCCTTCTGCTCGTAATGCTATCATGGGTATTGAGCGTTATACTTCTTCTGACTTCGTAAGTGGTCAGACTGTTGTTAACGGTAAGATTGGTAACTTGTACGGTGTAGATATTTACATCAGTAACAACTGCCCAGTTGACGGTACTAACAAGCTTGGTTTGTTCATGCATAAGGATGCTTTTGTATTCGCTGAACAAATGAGTGTACGTTCACAGACTCAGTACAAGCAAGAGTTCTTGGCTGACCTATTCACTTCAGATACCATTTACGGTACTGGCGTGTTACGTGATACTTCTGCTA